ACCTTATGTAGATGTATTTATAAATAATACAGCAGGAACAACTTTATCTGATAGAACTATTAAACACGATTGGACAGATAAGATAGATGTTTCAGAAATGAAATTAGAACCATTAACTGACTTAAATAGAAGGACTATTTTTAAGTTTGTAGAAGATGATGATGACTTTGCTTTCACTAATTATAAGAATCAAGTTGGTGGTCATTTGTATGGAAGTAAGAAGTATAATGCAGGTAACGAATTTAACATACTAGAAGGATTAGATGAGATAGTAGCAGAACCTTTTGCAGCTACAGTAGTTAAACCTTTAATGAGTCAATTTTCTCAATTTATAACTCCTTCTATTTATGCTTATAACTCTGAAGATGATACTTCTGAAGGCTTTGAAAATAGTCCTAGAATTATGTTTGATAATGGAATCAAGTCTACAGGTGTTTCTTACTATATACCACCACAAAATGGTTTAGGTAGTGAGAATCAATCTAAATTCTTACAGTTTAGTCATTTGTCAGACATACCTACAATAACATCATTACCACCAGTAGCAACAGATACAAGGGATTTTCACTTTGGAGAATGTCAATTACTTACAGGAGATGCACCAACAGTATATAACCTATTTAACTTATATTGGCTACCTTATTACAATGAGCTTTACAATCCTAATACTAGGACAATGACTATCAAGGTTAATCTTAATCCTGCTGATATTAATACGTTCAAGTTCAACGATACTGTAATGATTAAGAACAGAGTCTTTAGAGTGAACAAAATAGACTACAAGCCGAACGACTTGGCAACAGTAGAATTTATACTTATACCATAATGCCTGAAATTACTTATTCAATACCATTCTTAACAGGATTCACAGTTAAACCTTTATCAGTTTCAGGACTTGGAGTTGTATCTTTTACTGACGGAGCAAGAGAGATAACACCTAACCAATTACAATGTGAGGCTTATGGATATACTTATAATAAAGCAGCAGGCACTTGTTCTATATTTAGATTCAATACAAACCTTATTAGAAGTTTCAATAACGCAAACAACAATACTAAAGGCTCTCAGAATGTAACAGAAACAGGAACTAACAATACTCTTATAATGGGAGAGAGTAATACTGTTAAAGGGTTCTCAAGAAATAACATTATTGTAGGAAGTAATAACGAGATAGCTAATGGAGTAAACAATGCAAACGTATTTGGTACTTTTGGAGAGGCTACAGCTAATAACTCTGTTGTCTTAGGTGGTAACGCAGGTTCAGACGTTTTAGGTAAAAGACAGTCAATTCAATTACTATATGGATTACAAACAACTGATGGAAGTAATACATCGAGCTTCTTAAATAATACCACAGATAGTTTGTTTGCTATTCCTATTAATACGATAATGTATTTTCACGCTGATGTAGTTGCAGTAAGAGTCGGAGGTTCAGCAGCAGGAAATTTAGGTGATTATGGCTCTTGGGTAGAAAGAGGTGTTATTATAAATGAAAACGGAACTGTATCTATAAACAGAGAACGAGATACAATAAAAACTAACGGAACAGTAACAGGATGGCAACCAACAGGAATAGTAAGTGGAACGAATTTTGCTATGCGTGTAAAAGGTGCTACAAATATGACGATAGAATGGTGCAGTAATATAACATTCACACAAATTAAAACAGGAGTAACTTTATAAAATAAAACTATGGCAAAGGAAGTATTAGAAATGGAGGTTAAGTCAAATCTTGGAGCGGTGTCAAAAGACGCGTCTAGTGCAGCAGGTGAGTTTAAAGTAATGGGAGTATCCTTAAACGGAGTAAAAAAAGGATTTGCTTCAGCAGCAGTAACGGCTAAGGGTATGTTTGGTTCTATTAAAGCAGGATTAATATCTACAGGAATTGGTGTATTTGTAGTTTTGATTGGTTCATTAATGGTTTTTCTAACTAAGACAAAAAAAGGAGCTGAACTTTTACAAACAGCATTTGCAGGAGTGGGTGCAGCTATAGCAGTTCTTACAGATAGGATTTCAGCTATTGGAGGAGCTATTGCTAAAGTATTCTCAGGAGATTTTAAAGGTGCTGCTAATGATGTAAAAGGAGCTTTAACAGGCATTGGAGATGAGATGGGTAGAGAAATTAGTCTAGCAATGGAATTAGAGAGAACATTTCAAAGGATTGCAGACAGCGAAAGGGGTATGAATTTGGAAAGAGCAGAAGCAAATAAAATAATTGCAAAAGCTAGATTAGATGCAGAAGATGAAACTAAAACTTTAGAAGAAAGAATGGTTGCTTTACAAAAAGCAAATGATGAAGAACTAAGAATAACTGCAAAAGCTTTAGCATTACAAAAAGAAAAAGTTGAAGCTACTAGGCAGGAGGTAGAAATGTCTGAAAGTATGGATGAAGATTTAGATAAGTTAAACCAAGAAAAGATTAAGTTAATTAATATGGAAACGGCTAGTTTTTCTATGCAAAAAAGATTAACAACAGGACTTGAAACTTTAAAGGTTGAAGCAGCAACTAAGCAAAGAGCAAGAGAGAAAACAAGACAGGACGGGATTAAAGCAGAAGCAAAAGCTGTACAAGATAGAGTTGATGCAGAAAAGAAACAAATTCAAGAATTAATAGATTTAGAGCAAGACAGGTTAAATAAGTTAATTGTAGATGAGGCTGCTTTGTTAGATAAATTTAATGAATCACAACTAGAAGCTCAGGATAAAGAAACGAACGCTATATATGATAAGTATTTTGCTATAATAGAAGGAAAAATTGCATTAGGAGAATCGGTTGTTGAGTTAGAAGAAAACCAACAAGCAGAACTCTTTGCAGTTACTGAAAAATATAGAATAAAAAGTGAAGCAGCAGATGAGGCTTCTGCAAACAAAAAGAAAGCCCTTGATAAAGCCGTTAGAGACGCTAAAGTAGCTATGGCTCAAAGTGGTTTAAGTTTAATTACAGAAATAGCAGGTGAGGGTAGTAAGATAGGACAGGCAGCTGCTTTAGCTTCAGCAACATTATCAGGAGTAGAGGGTGTTCAGAATGCGTTTACAACAGCTCAAAAATCCCCACTTACAACAGTTATGCCTGCATATCCTTTTATACAAGCAGGATTAGCAGGAGCGTTTTCAGCAATTCAAATAGCAAAGATAGCTAGTGGTAGTAAAGCAGGAGGAGGAGGAGGAGGAGGAGCTTCAGCAGCACCAGCAACACCTGCACCTCAAATGATGTCAGGAGCTTTTGATATAAGTGGAGGAGTAGCACCTGAAGCAACTAAAGCGTTTGTTGTTACTGATGAAATGACAAACAGTCAAAACCAATTAGCAAATATTAGAAGAAGAGCAACAATCTAAAATCAAATAAACTAACTTAAAATCTATTATATACTATGCCTTGCGAAAAATGTGAAAACGGAAAATTTAAATGGGGAAAAACTGGCTCTTGTAAATATGACTCAGTTGCTGAATGTGAAGCTGACAATAAAGACTATTACGAAGATATGAAAGAAACTAAAATAGTAGAATTAGTAATTGCAGACGATAGTCAGGAACTAGCAATAGACGCTATCAGTCTAGTAACGAGTCCTGCAATAGAGCAAGACTTTGTATTCTTTGGTAAAGAGAAAAACAACTTGACTTTTGCTAAAGTAGATGAGGAAAAGAGAATGTTAGTTAGTCCTGCTTTGATTCCTAACAAGCAAATATTTAGACACGACCCAAACACAGACTCAGATTACTATGTATATTTTAGTCCTGATACAGTTAGGAAAGCATCTGAGCTTTATTTAAAACACAACAATCATCACAAAGCAACGTATCAACATCAAGATAGAGTTTCAGGCGTTCTAACAGTTGAATCTTGGATTAAGGAAGGAGATAGTGATAAGTCCAAGTTATACGGCTACGACTTACCTAATGGTACTTGGTTCGTTAAGATGAAGATTGAGAATGACGAGCTGTGGCAAGAAATTAAATCGGGTTCTTTACGCGGTTTAAGTATTGAAGGATATTTTACAGATAGAATGGAAGCTATGTCAGAAAAGCAACCAACTAATGAAGAAATACTAGAAGCACTTAACGAGATAATAAAGGAAAACCAAACAACTAACTAATCTTTCTATTATATATAGAACTTAAAACAAAACTATGGATTTAAAAAATCAAATATTGGTAGCACTTGGTCTTGATAAAGGCGAAGAAATTTCAATGGCTTGGCAGGCTAAATCAGAAGACGGAACTATTTTCGTTTCAACTGCTGAAGAATTAGAAGCAGGAGTAGACATATCTGTATTGACAGAAGACGGCACGACAATTTTATTGCCAATCGGAAGTTATTCTACGGATACAGGAGTTACTTTCAGAGTAGAAGAAGAAGGTATCGTTGCTGAAGTTATTGAAAGCGAATCTGAAGAAGAAGTAGTTGAAGAAGAAATGGAATTAGCTGAAGAAGCTGATGTAGCTGATTGGGCAGGTATGGAAAAGCGAATTGAAAATCTCGAAATAGCGGTCAGTAAGCTAAAAGAAGATAAAGACGGAGGAGATGATGAGGTTGAAGAAATGGCTGAAGAAGTTGTTGCACCTTCTACTAATCCTAAATCTATTAAGACTACAGAAGTAGTTGAGTTCGCAGAATTAAAAGCAGAAAACGAAAGACTAAAGACTGAATTAGCAGAATCTCCTGCATCAGCTCCTTTAGATACAAATAAATTTAGTTCAGAAGCTACTAAGGTTTCTTTATCTAAAAGAGAAATATCAAAAATGACAAAAAGGGAACAATACCTTTATAATTTATATAACTAAAATAACTAAAAACAAAAAATTATGGCTTTAGCAGTAACATCAAATTACGCAGGGAAGGCAGCAGGATTTTACATCTCGCAAGCACTTCGTTCAGCAAACTCTATGGAGTTTCTAACAATGATAGAAAATATTAAATATAAAAGCAACATACAGAAGATGTCGGCTGCTTCAATGGTTCAGGACGCTACGTGTGATGTAAATTTAGCAGGAACTCTTACAATGACTGAAGCTGTATTAGAGCCTAAGAACTTAATGATTCAGTCAGATTTATGTAAGCAAACTCTTTTGAGCAGCTTTGAAGCTTTACAAATGAGAGCAGGAGCAGGCGCACCACCACCACCATCTTTCAATGACTATGTAATTTCTTATATGGGAGAAACTATTGCTAATGCAACAGAAACTTCTATTTGGGGTGGAAATAACGCAACAGCAGGAGAATTTACAGGATTTGTAACAGGAGGAGCAGTAGGTAGATTAGTACAAGCAGGTAATACTGTAGTTGATGTAGCTAACGTAGCTGGAGCAGGAACAGCTTACTCAGCAGCTAACATTATTGAAAACTTACAAAACTGTACAGCATCTATCCCTACACCAGTTTACACAAAAGAAGACCTTTACATCTATATGAGTCCTAAGTCTTACAGATTATACATTTCAGCTATCTCTACTTTAGGATATGTGAATGCTTACTCTATGAATGGAGACTATGATGCAGTTTTTGAAGGAATAAAAATCGCCGTTTGCAACGGAATGACTAATGATACGCTAGTAGCAGCAGAAAGAAGCAACTTATTCTTCGGAACTGACCTTTTGAGTGATTTAAATAGTAGAATCGACCTTTTAGATATGTCTACTTTGGATGGGTCAGATAACATTCGTTTATTAGCTCGTTACAGTGGAGGTGTTCAAGTAGGTATTGGAGCTGACGTTGTACTTGTATCGTAATTAAATAAATAATACGGAAGTGAGGGGGTAAAACCCTTCACTCCCTTAACCTAAAAAAAACAATAAAATGGCTTGTACAGCACTAACAAAAGGTAGGGGACTTGACTGTAATAGAATAAGTGGAGGAATTAAATTCGTTTATTTCGGAGTTTACGACCAATTTACAGCACCAATTGAAACAGTAGGACTTCCTGTTACAGCAGGAGAAGTTACTGACTTAGAAATGGGTTCAAATGACTTATACAGATACACAATGCCTTTAGGTGTTGCTAGTCTTACAGATACAATCGTAGGTTCGAGAGAAAATGGCAGTATTTACTATACGCCTTCTTTGAGTGTAATTCTTAACAGACTTACAAAAGAAGACCAAAACCAAATCAAACTATTAGGAGCAACTAAACTTGTATGCTTTGCTCAATTAAACGCAACTTTACCTTCAGGAACAGATGTTATTGTTGCTTTAGGAGTAACTAATGGAATGGAACTTAATGCAGGAACTATGGACTCAGGTGCAGCTTGGGGAGATAGAGGAGGATATACTCTTACTTTTGACGGAATGGAAGCTTCACCTTTTCCAATGGTAGCAGACTATCCAATAGCAACAGGGCCTTTCACAAATGCAGGGTTTAATTTTGGTTCAATAGTTACATCTTAAATTTCTTATCTGTTTTCTTATAATCTTAAAAGGGTAGCTTAATTGTTACCCTTTTTCTTTTCCAAATAAAAACTGACTTTTTCTATTATATAGTAGGATGATACAAGCAACTACAAAAAGCACAATAAAAGCGTACCTATCTACAGAAGATAATAGGATTAATACATCTGTAGCTAAAACTCAGATAAGACACTTAGTAAAGTTCATTAATGATATGGACGGCTCTATAGTTTATTCATATCCTGCTGAAGTTATAGCTAATAGATTTACTGAAATGACTTTCACTTATGAAGATACAAATCCTAGTGAATTCTTAGGAGAGGTTAATTTATTACCTTCAGGATATTGGAAATATGAAGTCTATGAAGTAAGTTGGATAAGAACTGTAACTATTAACTCAGAATCAGCACCATCAACAGAAACTGACGTTATTACTCCTATAGGAGATGACATTGGAGTAGTTCAAGGCTTAGTAACTAAAGGCAAGCTTAATCTATCAGACTCCAAAGGAACGGCACAAGTACAATACACACAACATCCTGAACCTTCAGGAACTAACTATATATATTACGGACAATAAACTAAAATTATGGCAATAGAAAACGTACAACAACTCTTAACAGAGCAATTAGGAAAGAATAGATGTGATGTCTTTACGACAACAGCAATGACTGACAAAGATTATTATGCAGTCTACTTTGTAACAGAAAGCGTTATTGCAGAAATAGTTGCATCTAATATACAAGCGGTAACAGGAAGTTCAGCACTTAACCTACATACGACTATCGCAGCAGGAACAACTTTGTTCTTAAACGTTACTGCTATCACTTTGACGAGTGGAATTGCTATAGGTTACTACGACCAGATAGTATAATGAAGTTAGCACTTGGAATGTCATTGCCTTCAAGTAACAAGGGAGGAGTAACACCTGTACAAAAGCAAGTAAATGTTTTTAAAGCTAGGGTTATTGCTGATGGAGGTGTATTTGAAGCTAAGGCTTGTTTAGAAGCACAATTAGTAATATTAAATAATATACAATGAGTTTATTAGATGATGTAAGTATTGTAGTAACACCTAATGGGTATAAGGCAGGAGAACTCTATGCAGTTATTCCTGTGCCTGTTGAGGGTTCTGAACTTGTAACTGATGGGGATTTTGGTTCAGGCTCAAATTGGTATGAGGGAACAGGTTGTACTATTTCAGGAAATCAAGGTATTTATACATCAGCGCCTTCAGGGAGTGGGTTTACAGGTAATAATGTAAATGCAGGTATATTTACCATAGGCAAAAGATATACAGTAGTATTTACGATAGATAGTATAAGTTTAGGTGCTTTAAAAATAAGAAAGCCTTTTAATTCTTCAACTACATATACAGAAGCAGGTACATATACTGAAACTGTAATAGCAACAGATGTAGATATTTACATACAAAATTCAGGAACAACAACTGCATCCATCTCTAATGTATCAGTAAAAGAATACACAGCAGCAGACTTAGATGTAACAAGAGCATCAGCAGCAACAAGAGTAGATGAAGATGGATTAGTAAATTACGCAGAGATTATAGGAAGTGAGGAGGTTACAGATGGTGATTTTCCTTCACCTAACACTGCTTGGACTTTAGGTGGTGTTGATTGGAGTGTAGGTGGGAATAAGTTAATAGGAACAAATGCTATCACAGAAACATTACAAGAAATTTTTGATAGTGTATCTGCAAGGAGTTTAATAGTAACATTTGATGTAGTTGTAACTTCAGGGCAAGTCGCAGTTTATATGGCAGATGAAAGTAAAATTTGGATAACGAGTAGTGCTTCTATTACAAAGCGTATTACTTCTTCTTCTACTGATTTAGAAATAGATGGTAGAAATTCATTCCCATTCACAGGTTCAGTTACAAACATATCAGTAAAAGAAGTAACAAGAGAAAACGTACCAAGAATAGATTACTCAGGTGGGGGTTGCCCTCATATATTAGCAGAGCCTGAGAGAACTAATTTAGTTACTTATAGTGAGGATTTTAGTCAATGGACTGCAAATGGAGTTAGTTTAGATTATAACCAAGGTACATCTCCTGATGGCTTATCTAATGCGACAAGACTTCATACTTCAACAGATGGAAACTTATATTTATCATTAGCAAATACGTCATTTGAGAATACAATTTCCTTTTATGTTAAATCAAACAATCAAAGTAAGGATAATTTTCAATTAAGGTTAGGTGGAACTACTATTGATTATACGGCAACTTCTGATTGGGTTAGATATACATATGCTACAACTCCAAATTCTACAGTTGC